ATAATGAGATCCTCCTTCAGTGCGGTACCTACATTGTACCATGATTTTTCGTATAAGAAATTCTCATTTTGACTTGTACTATTTATATTCTAACACCAGTACTAATTTACTGCGGTAGAAATATTTAGTCTATCGTAGAGGAGAACACGTCAGTAACTACTTTTGCTGAAGTAAATTAGCACTTGCCTGGCTCCCCTTGTAAGGTGACTGAGAGGTGAAAAGGGACGGAAGGGTAGCAATGCTACTACAAAAAAGTAGAAGAAAAATTTCCTAAGTTTTTAGAAAAAATAGAAAGATTAACGCTTTTTGATGAAAAACAAGCAGAAAAAAGTAAAAAAATAGCACTTTTTTGTCTATTGCTATATATTGTGTTCTTCACTAAGACACCACAATATATAGTGTCTTTGATACAGCCTTTACCCCTCTTTATACATCCTTACACGACCCTTTGTGACACGATAGTGTCAGACACAATTCACAAGGTGCTATCCATAAGCTCTGCTGCTAACTGATGTTGCTTCTTGATTACATGAGCATAGAAGTCAAATGTAGTGGAAACAGAAGCATGACCTAAGCGTTCACTGACCAGCTTATAGTTATTGCCTGATTTCTCTATCAGCCTTGTAGCATTGGTGTGTCTTATCATGTGAAATGTGAATTTCCTTGTAATACCAACTTCTAAAAGCACTTGATTGAAAATTCTAATTAAAGTATTCCTGTGCCATACTTGGTCTTTATTGCCATTCTTAGAGAATATATAATCACTTTCAGTTCTAAAGTGTTCCTTGTGTTTTGTAAGAATTTCAATAAGACCTTTAGAGACTATTAAGACCCTATTAGATGTAGATGTTTTTGGAGATGAGTCTAAGACCCCTTGTCTTGGTATATAGACCTTCTGATTATCAATGATGATAGTACGTTCCTTGAAGTCTATACGTGACCACCTGAGACCTAAAAGTTCACCTTCTCTAAGACCTAATTCATAAGTCAGCATATATGCAATGTAGAATATGTCTACTAGCTTTTTACGTCCATTCTTTATGCTGTTTTCATAGCGTTCTTTTAATAGTTCTCTGATTTTTGTATGCTCTTGCTCGGATAGAATATCAAGGCTCTTTATGGAAGCCTCTGTATCTTTAGGTAACTTTATGTGTTCTTTCAATGGAGATACTGGGATGATTTCTAAAGTATTCACTGCATAATTGAAAAGGCTCTTAATAAATAGAAGCCTTGATTTAATTGTAGCAGCCTTGTAGCCTCTGTTGATTTCTTCATCAGCATACTTATACAAGACCTCCATATTAATATCACAGACCTTCATCTTTTTGAACCAATCAGGTAATGTATTGGCTATCCTTGTGTAAGCATAATAAGAGGTGTCTTTAATCTCCCTTCTTTTCTTTTTGTAACTCAGAAAGTTTTCTATAAGGCTTTCAAGAGACATTGTGATTCCAGCAGGTTTATTAATGTCTTCTTTTATCTTTTCAAACTCTCTCAGTTTAACCCGAGCTGCTGCCACAGTATCACAGGTTGCTGACAGCTGCTTTCTTTTACCCTCAACATAACCACAGTCAAGACGCACTCTGTACTTATTGTTGGGTGTTTTTATAATTGAACCTTCACCTTTTGTTCTTCTACGAGTTGCCATATTGACCTCCTTAAACTAAAAATTGTAGAAAATTTTGTGAAGGGGTACGCTAAAGCGTCACGGCTCACGTGTTCCCCCATATGGGTGTCAATAAGCCGTCTTTAATGTTCCCATCATTAAAGAGCCTTAAAAAATCATAAAAATCACACGAGAACCAAGGAAAAAACTCATTGTTTTTTACAGTCTACCACAAGAACCGCTTGAATACAACGTGAATACGTGTGTGTGTCACTATTTCTGACACTATGAATAACTGTTTGGTGATAATTTTTGTTCACAAATGTTTTACATTATGATATACACGGGTGCGTGGAGGATGGTGTTGGGGTACAGTGGGGACGCACATGCGTGCATGAATATACATAAATAATCTACTTTTATCTGTTTTATACATTATTATGCGTTCTTTATGCATACTTATACGCACTTATGCAATCCTTATGCACTCTTATGTCATCACTACAATTCCAGCCACTGACCACTATAATGATACTTGTGTAACTTATGGTATTTTCAAGGTTCTTTGTGTTTCGTTGTGTTCATAATAGCATAATCGTCATGACTTGTCAATGCTTATTTAAAAAAAATAAAGGCTTATTATCAGTACTATTTATTCAACTGATAATAAGCCTTTTTTTTACTTATTTTCTTGTAACCATTTTTCAATAAATTGTCGTATTAGTTCACTTGAATTTATTGCCCTCTGTTTACAAGTTGCTTGGAAGTTATCTTTTATCTGTTTATCCAGTCTTATCTGTAATACTACACGCTTGTTATTTTCGTCTACGTATGCCATTTGTATCACCTACCTTATTTATATTATAACAGACGTCATGACATCTTGCAATATTAGCCATATAAGGAAGAAAATAATTATTAAAAATTTTTTCAAAAAATGCTCGACAAGTCATGACATGTATTGTATTATAATGTCAACAAAGGTCATGACAACACATGACATAAGCACCTTGAAAATTTCATATAGAGCCTTAAGTTCTCTTGTGTATACCTTGTGTATCATCATAGACTACCACGGTACTGCATAAATGTGGCGGTGGTGGTGGTGGTCTATGGTAGGTATACAATGTATGCCTAAACTTATAAAAGAATGGAGGTGAAGAACATGGACGCCTTTAATGGTTGGTTAACTTATATAGTGCTTGTTTTAGACCTTTTGCAGGGTCTTGAATGGCTCTATAAAAAAGTTAGAGCCTTAAATCACTTAAAACGCCACCAACGCAAATAGTGATAAAAGGCTAAAAGGGGCTGGGGCTTATGTCCCACCTCTACCAACTATTATACCATAAGAAAATTATGAGAGCAATAACAACAACTATTTTACTAGTGTTAACGCTGGTGACTACAAATTACGCTAACTGGCTAGCCTTTATTCAAGGTATAGCAGTAGCAGTTTTAGCAGTATCATTAATTGACGAATACTTAAAGTAACCTAGGGGGGGTAATTAAGAATGGATAAAACTATCAGAGTAGCAGTAGCTAAAATGCTTAATAATAAGGCACTTACAACCAAGCAAAAACAGTACAAGCTTTTAGACGTAGCATTATTAGTATTATGTCGCAAAGATGTATCTGAGGCAACTAAAAGGATTGTTGATAACTGGTATGAGGCTTTTAAAGCCTACAATACCCTAAAGAACCTTTAAACAACAACAAAAAGCGTCTCTAGTTAACAACTAGGGACGCACATACACTAGATAATTAATAATAATAAACAGGAGGGTAAAAACATCATGGAAAAATGCGTTGTAAACAAAAAGGAGTATCAAAAAGCTTTCGAGGCTTTAAAAGGTTTGCTAGGAGCCTTTGCTGGTGAGGCAGCTGCTGAAGAGCATGCAAAAGATTGGCTGAAGACTGTAGAGGCATTAGAATTTGCAGTGGTACAAGAATATACATATAGTAAGGATGAGCCTGAATACACTTACTTTAAAGATTTAGTAAATGTAGGCTATACAGCCTTGAACAGAAAAATTAAAGAGTATTTAAGCGGTAACCGTTACTTATATGACCCTGCTAGAAAAATTGTACTCAGTTACGCCGTTTACTGCTTTGTAAATGAGGAGGAGGAGTAAAAATGTCAAAAGTAAAAGCAACTCAAAAATCCATTAAAGAAGCCTACAGTAACATCCTAGTTATTCCATACTGCGACCTGCAACATCTTTTGAGATATGAAGAAGCCTTTTATTATACAGCAGGTATATATGGATGGAACGCTGATGTTTACATCTATGAGGATGTAGCAATTTGTACAGGGTATCGCCCTTTTGGTACTTATTGTCCTTCTCGTGCCCTAGTTGCTAAATATAACAAGCTGGCAGATGCATATCTGCATGATGGCTCTAGTAGAGATTTTCAGCAAGTTAAACACTATTTACATTCTCTGTTGGCTGCTTTTATCAGAGAGGTAAAAGAGGAACAAAAACAAGCTGAATAGTCGCTTGTGACTTCTTGCAGTATCTACCTAGTGACTAGGGAGGTATTGCAGGGATGGTACAAGCCAGCCACTGATAATTAATAATCAATCTATGAATATTTGAGTATTTATTGTTAGGAGGAGTCTAAAAATGACAAAATATGCAACTTACAAGCAAATGCAAGCCTTATTGCAAGCAAAGGAAGCCTTTAAAGGCAACAGCGTGGAGGCAGTCAAGACATCTGCAGGCTACTACAAGGTATTCAGTTATGAAACTATTGTAGCCGTTGTTGCACCCTGTGGCAAAACTGTTATCAATGTTACCAAATACAGCCGCACCACTAGCAGGATTCAACACATGTTGCGTTTGGTGTTCCCTGGTGCTGACCTGATGGACATTGTAGAGCCTCTGAGCACCTACCAAACCAATCATGACATATACGCTTATGCAGAGCACCTACAAAAGGTCTATGAAGAGCAGTATAAGAAACACTAGGTGGTTTAATGGTGTGCAACTATAGAGCATTAGCTAAAAAGGTAAAGGAGGTGTAAATGGTGTCTGAAGGCTATGTGATGGTAGTAATTGAAGGGGTGACCTACTACATGACCCTGGCAGAGTGGGAAGCCTTAAAGGCTACAAACAGGGGATAATAAAAGTCCCCCAAGTGGGACAAAAAGCGTACTGACACACATATTGGGGAACATGAGTAATCATAAGTACCCAGTATGAACCTAATTAACGATAAGTAAACGGAGGATGTTTAAAATGGAAAACAAGAACAACAACAAGCAAGTACAAGTGTTTAACAATGGTATCTTTGGTGACGTAAGAGTGATAATGCGTGATGGTGAGCCATGGTTTATAGGTAAGGACGTGGCGGAGATTTTAGGCTACGAAAGAGCTGATAATGCTATTCGTAATCATGTGGATGATGAAGATAAGCTGATGCACCAAATCAGTGCATCAGGTCAAAAGCGTAATATGACCATCATCAACGAAAGTGGTCTTTATTCCCTTATTTTATCTAGCAAGCTACCTAGTGCGAAAACATTCAAACGTTGGGTAACTTCTGAAGTCCTCCCAACCATCCGCAAGCAAGGCATGTACTTGACTTCTGCAACCGCTGAGGAGGCTATAAGCGACCCTGATACCTTTATTGCCAAGGCTCTTATTGTAGCCAACCAAGTTTTGGAACGTCAAAAGGAACGCATTAAGCACCTAGAGACCACCAACAATGCCCTAACAAGCACTATCAGTACTACCAATGTAACCACATTGACACGCAAGCGTACCTGTGCAACACGCAACGATATGACTGTACGTGAGGTTAGTAAGTTGTTAGGAGCTAAACAAACAGAGGTCTACAGGGTACTGCGTAAGGCTGGCTGGTTCATGAGAGCTGAAGAGGGTGTTGTAAAGAACGTACCGACCCTAGCTGCTCCTGCTGATTGTTTCTACATCGAGGAGTACACATACAATCACAACTTAGTACATCAAGTCAAGGTAACAAAAGCAGGTCTTTTGAAAATCAAAAGCCTTCTGTAAGTGCCTATAAAGAGGCTAGGTGTCAACATTCTAGCCTCTGCACTTTGACATAAAGCAAACAGAAGTTTATACTTATATTCATAATAACAAACAGTCATTCGCTTTAATTATCCAATGGCAGGAGGCTGTATTTTTTATACCCATTTTTAAGGAGGTAGTGTACAAATGTACAACGTAGAAGAATACGAGAGACTTTATGGAGAAAACTTTGTTCGTCAATTAGAGATTGAAGTAGGCTACAAACGCCTTGCAGAAGAGGCTACTTTGAAAGCTTATGAAGCTACTGAACAAATGAACTCTAGTGTAGAAGCCTCTAGCACCACAGCAGGTATCAAGTTTATTGCTTGTCAATGGCAAGAAGCCTTTGAAGGTATGAAGCTCTTTGTAGAAGATTGCTTGAGACCTAAAAAAGGTAGTAGAGCTGCTTATGTGCTGCTTATGCAGGAGATTGCAGAGATTTACAAGGATAAGACTGATGACATGGTTAGCTTGTTCACTTTTACAACCTTTACAACCCTGTTTAACAATATCTTGAAAAAAAGAAATAGCCATAGTGCTATTGCACAAGACATCTACAAAGAGCTATGGCGTGAAGTACGTACCCAAGCATACATGGATAATGTAGATGACAACATTGCAGGACTCGTTGAAAAAGGTGTTAAAAAGCGTGTCCAAGCTCATTACAAGAACGCCTATATTAAAGCCTGCATGGTAAGGGCTAAATTTGAATACGCTCAATGGAACAGTGAAGTAGCCTTAGCAATGGCAGGAAGCCTTATAGAGGTCATTTTGGCAACCTCTACTTACTTTGAGAAACAACAACGTGATACCTACACTGAGATTGTGCCTACCCAAGCATTTGTGGATGCATGGCAGAAGAGTACACACTGGTTAGCAGAAAATAGCTACAAGCTGTGCCCGACTATTATTCCGCCTCGTGAGTGGGATGCTGAGGGTGATGGTGGTTACTATGGTGAGCTGATGGACTGTGTGAGCCTGCTGCGTTTGCATAGACATAATGACATCTATAGCAAGTCTTATGAAAAGAAGCTGAAGCAGATTGACATGAGCAATGTCCGCAAGGCTGTTAATGCTGTACAGACCACTCCATGGGTTATTAATAATCAAGTTTTAGATGTCTTACAGTACGTGCTAGAGATTGGTGGAGGTCGTGCAGGTATCCCTCTTAGCAAAGAGCTTGACAAGCCTGCTAAATGTGTTGACAACCCTGACGAAAAGACCCTCAAGGACTGGAAAGCTAAGATGGTTAAATATTATCGCTCCGAGTCTCGTAGAACATCCATCCTGCTAAGAGTCTATTCCCACCTGACTACTGCCAAGAGGTTTAAAGACTATGAAAAGATTTATTTTCCATGCAATATGGACTTTAGAGGTCGTATTTATCCTATTCCGTCCTTTAATTTCCAAGGGGATGACTTGAACAAGTCTTTACTGCTCTTTGCTGAGCCTCCTGCGTGTCAGGATGAAACCTGCTATAAATGGATGCTTGTAGAGGGTGCGAACCTTGCAGGTGTCGATAAGGTCAGCTTTGATGACCGCATGAAGTGGGTACTTGACAATGAGCCTCAAATCTTAGCGGTAGCTGATGACCCTAAAGCTAACATGTGGTGGGCAGACCAAGATGAGCCTTGTCAATTTCTTGCATGGTGCTTTGAGTACAAGAAGATGAAAGACTACATGGCAAGTCACAACAACAGCATTGTAGGCTTTGTTACAGGTCTCAATGTAGCCTTTGATGGTACTTGTAGTGGTCTTCAACACTTCAGTGCTATCCTGCGTGACCCTGTTGGTGGACGTGCAGTAAACCTTGTACCTGCTGACAAGCCTAGCGATATTTATGGTATCGTTGCTGAAAAAGTGAACAAAGTTTTAGAACAAGACCTTGTAAATGGTACTGATGACACCGAAGAAAAAGACAAACAAGGCAAAAAGTACACTAAGCATGGTACACGTTTTTTGTCAAGTATTTGGTTATCTTATGGTGTAACAAGAAAAGTTACCAAAAGAAGCGTTATGACCCTTGCTTATGGCTCTAAGGAATATGGCTTTAAAGACCAGCTCTTAGAAGATGTTATCAAGCCTGACAAGGACAGCAAGACAGGTGATGAGGTGAGTGTCTTTGAAGGCTGCGAGAGTCAAGCAGCTAGATACCTTGCTAAACTCATTTGGAAAGCTGTAGGAACTACAGTAATTGCAGCAGTAGAAGGTATGAAGTGGTTACAAGATTGTGCTAGAAAAGTTACCAAAAATAACCAAGTTGTAACATGGTCTACTCCTACAGGACTTTTGGTACAACAAGCATATATGGTGACAAAAAGCAAGAGAATTTTTACTAGATGTGCTGGTAAACAAATTCGTATCTATGACAACACCATCACAGGTGAGATTGACAATCGTAAACAGGCAAGCGGTGTAGCTCCTAACTTTATCCATAGCATGGATGCTGCACACCTGCAACTGACCTTATGTAACTGCGTGGATAAAGGTATTCACCACTTTGCAGTCATTCACGACTCCTATGCTGCTCCCTTAGCACAGGCTCAAATTATGTTTGATACTGTTCGTGAGTCCTTTATCCAAATGTACACCGAGCAAGATGTCTTTGAGAACTTCCGTCAAGACCTGAGTGCCTTAGCTGATGAGGAGCTTCCTGAGCCTCCGAAAAAAGGCAACTTAGACATAAACGTAGTTAAAGACTCCCTTTATATTTTTAGTTAATAAGCAACTGACACAGTAATTGGAGAAAACAAAAGATAATCATAAGTTATCATAAGATACCTATAAGATTGATTATTTGGTTAATTATTAATAATCAATAATAAGAATAACTTATAGGTATCTTATAGATAACTAAATAGATGGTCTTTTGGAAGCCTTTTCCTTACTGACACAGTAATTGGAGAAATAGGCGTTTCTCTACTAATCAAAAAAAAATTTAGGAGGATGACAAATTATGCAAGAAAAACAATTTAAAGTAGGTGACAGAGTAGCCTATGTAGGTGAAGAGGTTTACTCTAAAGAAAAAGAAGAACTGTTTGGAACTATCACACTTGTAGATAGCTCAGCTGATAAACAACCGTATCTCGTAAACTTTGATACTGAAATCTATGATGTTGTTGGTGGTTTTAGTGGTCATACAGGTGGTGGTAAATGTCCTGATGGTCATGGCTGGTGGGTAGATGCTGCTGACATCTCCCTTATTTCCTGTACGGGCAAAAGCTTAAAAGCATACTGCTCTAGTAACCCTCATTATGAAACCACTCTTCAACCTATTGAATTCATGCAAGCTAATATGACTCATGAAGAATTCATTGGCTTTCTGAAAGGTAACATCATTAAATACACTGCACGTTGCGGTAAGAAAGATGACGTTGACAAAGAAGTAGCTAAGATTATTGAATACGCAAAATGGCTGGCTAAGGCTTACAAGGGTGAGACTATCAACCCTCGTGAGTCCTAACTGACACAGTAATTGGAGAAAGGAGGCTGCTAGTAAATGGTTGCAATTAAGAAATTAAAAGTTGGTATTAAGCTGGTCAATGACCATGCTAAGATGCCTTGTAAGGGCAGCGAAGAAGCTGCTTGTTATGATATTGCCCTCCCTGATGATGTTTATATTCCTCCTCATACTACTAAAGCAGTAGGTACAGGTCTTGCCTTTAGTATTCCTAAAGGTTATCGCATGGACTTGTACCTGCGTAGTAGTATTGCTGCTAACACTAATATTCGTTTGGCGAATGGTGTAGGCAAGGTGGATAGCGACTACACAGGTGAAGTTAAATTATTGTTGACTAATGAAGGTGGAGTGCCTGAACGCCTCTACCAAGGTGACCGCATTTGTCAATTTGAATTCAACAAGGTCACTGAGGTTGACCTCATGGAAACTGAGGCACTGAAAGAAACTAAACGTGCTGCTGGTGGTATTGGTAGCACAGGTAAATGATTGATTATTAATAATTAAGCTAGAAATGAAAGGAAGATTTTAACATTATGAAATACGAAAACTTTGTAACTCCTGCTGGTACTGCTTTTTATCCTAACCTGAGAACCCCTAACATGTTTGAGGGTAATGACTTAGGCTTTGATTGTCGTGTAATTTTCAGTGAAGAAGATACTGAGAAGATGTCTGAACACCTGCATAAAGAGCTGGCTAAGGCTGCCTCTTTGCCTGAATTTGCAGGTAAGAACCTTGATGCTCCTGACTCTTTCATGGGTATTGGTGAGACTAAAGATGGCGATATGTTCTTCAAATTTAAAACAAAGTCCACCTACACTACTAAAGCTGGTGAGACCCTGAAGCGTGTCATTCCTATCTTTGATAGCAATGGCAAGCCTCTTCCGAAGAACGTAGATATTGGTCATGGCTCTACTGTACGTGTAAGCTACACTATTGCTCCCTACTATAAATCTCGTAAAATCAAAGGTATTGCCTTGTATCTGAACGCTGTACAAGTTATCAAACTGGTTAAGCGTGGCGAACAAGGTGCAGACTCTTTTGGTTTTGGTACTGTGGCAGGTGGCTATGTGTCTGACGAAGTAGCAGACGGAGAAATTCCGTTTGGCTTTGGTGACGATATGGGTACTACTGTTGAAGGAGTGGACTTCTAATAGCTACTAAGACATACTTTAGTAGACGTGGTGGCTACCACACAGTAAACACTCCATACCGAAGCGGTCTTGAAGATAATATCGCTTTACAAATTAAACAAGCAGGTGAAAAGGCAGTCTATGAAGGATATAGGCTGCCTTATACTATTCCTGCAACTAATCATACCTATACGCCTGACTTCATTTTACACAATGGAATTATAGTAGAGGCTAAAGGTATCTTTGATACTGCTGACCGACAAAAGCATATCTTAATTAAAAAGCAATACCCACATTTAGAGATTAGGTTTGTCTTTTCTAACCCTAAGACCAAAATTTATAAAGGCTCTAAGACTTCTTATGCTGATTGGTGCGAAAAGCGTGGTTATAAATACGCAAAAGGCTACATTCCTGATGCGTGGTTTAAAGACAAGCATAAGTATTCCCTTGAAGGTCTTGTGGAAGTAGGTGAGAAGCATGGCAATTAGCTTTAGGAAGCGAGAAGCTACTGAAAAGATTGTTGTCCTGATTAAAGACACCGCTTTCGTAGACTACAAGAGCTACTATAAATATTGTCGTTGTCAAGGTGAACTAGATATTGGCGTTCACTACTTTGTGGATGCTGATGGAACTATTCATAAAGCAAGAGACCATGAAGCGGTCGCTGGGTGGCAATATGATGACAACACCTCTATTTATATTATGGTACAAAGTAACAGCAAGAAAATGAATAGTTGCCAAAAGCATGTCCTACCGACTCTTTTGGACTACTTAAAGAAAACTTATAAAGACGTAGAAGTTATTGAAAGGATTGATTGATATGTATTCAGATAGAGAAACAAATGAGGCTATTTTAAATCACCAGCCTTGCCCTGATTGTGGAAGCCATGATGCTCTAACAGTGTACAGTGATGGTCATACCTATTGTTTCTCCTGCGAAGCATATCACAAAGGTAATGTTACTGACACAGTAATTGGAGAAAATAAGCAAACTGATAAGAGCCTTATCTCTCCTGCTGATATGTCCCTAGAAGCTCTTAGGAGTCGCCTTATAGAACAAGCTGCATGTAGACGTTATGGCTACTTCATTTCCTCTTTTCAAGGTAGTCCTTGTCAAGTGGCTTGCTACTATGATGACAATGGTAACATGGTAGGTCAACATCTGCGTTTCAAAGATAAACGCTTTGTTATCTTAGGCAAGGCTACTAAGAGATTTTGGGGACAACACCTCTTTGATGGCGGTAAACGCCTTGTAGTAACAGAAGGTGAAATTGATTGCCTTTCTGTTTCTCAAATAGGCGGTAACAAATATCCTGTAGTGTCCCTACCGAACGGAGCTAATTCAGCTAAGAAGATCTTTAAAGAAAACCTTGAATGGCTCAATAGCTTTGATGAGGTTATTGTTATGTTCGATATGGACGAAGCAGGAAGAAAAGCTGTAGAGGACGTTTGCGGTCTCTTACCTTATGGCAAACTAAAGATAGCCAACCTGCCACTTAAAGATGCTAATGAGTGTCTACAACAGGGTAGAGCTAGTGCTATTCTTGATGGTATTTTCCATGCTAAGACATTCAAGCCTGATGGTATTGTCAATGGTGATGAGTTATGGGAAGAGCTGAGGGATGAGCCTGATGATGAGCAAGGCTATAAACTCCCTTGGGACATTCCGTTACAAGAGAAAACACAAGGCTTGCGTAAAGGTGAACTTGTGGTAATTACCGCTGGCACAGGTGTCGGAAAGACCACCTTTGTACGTCAAATAGCATATCACATGGGTGTCAATCTGAACCTTAAAATCGGTATGCTGATGCTGGAAGAGAACTTTAAGAGAACCGCAAAAGGACTTATGGCTGTCCATGCTGGTAAAAGGCTTGCCTTGAATAGACACCTTGTATCTGATGAAGAATATGAGCAGATATATAAAGAGGTCTTAGGTAAAGGCAATTATGTATTTTTTCAACACTTTGGAAGCCTTGAAGCAGATAATCTGATGAACAAAATTCGCTTTATGGCTGTAGCTGAACAATGCGACTTTATTGTCCTTGACCATATAACTATAGCTATTAGTGGTCTTGATATTGATAATGAGCGTAAAGCTACAGACGTTCTTATGACCAACCTTAGAAGCCTTGCAGAGGAAACAGGTGTTGGATTATTAATAATCAGTCACCTGAAGCGTGTAGATGGTACTCCTGCTGAGGAAGGTGGAGCTATTTCTTTGAGTCACCTTAGAGGCAGTCAGGGTCTTGCACAACTCTCTGATGGCGTATGGGCGTTAGAACGTAACCAGCAAGATGACGACAATGACCTGAAGAACACTGTTCGCATTCGTGTGTTGAAAAACAGACATACAGGTGAAACAGGTATTGCAGGTTATCTCAAATATGATAAAGAGACTGACCGCTTGGAAGCCAGTGCTGCTCCTAAGCGTATCCCTAAGAACTCTTTTGAAAGTGAGGAGGATGATTGTGGAGACTTCTAATAATAAAAAAGTGAATAAGAAAAAGAAGCAGCCTAAGAATACGTTTAAGTTAGCTGAATGTGTCTCTATGGTTGATGTAATGGAAGCCAATAAGGAAAGTGTTGGCTTTCTTTTTTATTTTACAGACAAAATGATGGAGGTAAGAGAGCGTGAAATTGCCCGTTGTTAACATCACAATTTCCCTGAATGAAATTCCTGACTATATTGCTGTAGCTATTGAATTTGGTAATTGTAAGCAACGCTGTAAAGGCTGTCATAGTCCTTGGAATGGTATTTGTCTTAAAAAGGATACTTGGATGGAACTAGAAGATGTCATGTATCAGGTTAACAAATACGTCAAGCAGGGTGCTAAGGCTATTGTCTTAATGGGTGGTACTAACAATGGAATTCCTACGGATGACCTTATTAAAACTATTAACATCCTAGGCTCTTATGCTCCTATTGGTATTTATTCAGGACTTGAAGATAATGCTGATATTCATAAGTTACTAAAGACACACACTAAGTTGCAATGGCTCAAAACAGGTAGCTATAAGGCTAAACTTGGTGGTCTTGACTCCCCGACAACTAATCAAAAGTTTTGGGAATACAATCATGACCTAATGGGGTGGGTTGATAGAACCTGCTTGTTCCAACAAAGAAAGGAGAAGCCTATTGAAAAAGATTGATAAGAAAATTCAAATTATACATGACTTCATTGCTGCTCAGAATCCTGCGAGTGGCTCTGAAGTAGATGCTAATGCAAATGTTACTGTAAAGAGTATTGCAGTAATGGAAGCTGAACTCTTTAAACGTGAGTTTATTAAAATTAACCGAACCTTGGTGTCTCAAAAGTTGACTGAAATGTATGGTGTTGAAATGGCACGTCAATATGAACGTGACCTTGCAGACCATCTCATTTATGTTCATGATGAGACATCTTTGAGACCTTATTGTACCTCTATTTCCTTATATCCGTTCCTGCTGGAAGGTACTAAGAACCTTGGAGGTACTTCTAAAGCTCCCACTAACCTTCAAAGTTTTTGTGGTAGCTTTGTAAACCTTGTATATCAAGTAGCCAGTGACTTTGCAGGTGCTGTGGCTACTGTAGAATTCCTGATGTACTTTGACTACTTTGCTCGTAAGCAATATGGTGACAACTACCTGCGTACTAACCCTAAAGAGATTAGACAAGAATTTCAAGGTGTGGTCTATGCTATGAACCAGCCTGCTGCTGCTCGTGGCTCTCAGAGTGTCTTTTGGAACATCTCTGTGTTCGATAAGTATTACTTTGAGTCTCTCTTTGATGAGTTCTTCTTTCCTGATGGTAGCCAACCGAACTATGAGACTGTAAAGAAACTTCAAGCGACCTTCATGGAATGGCTTACTGTTGAACGCACTAAAGAATTATTGACATTCCCTGTGTTGACTGCTGCGTACCTTGTAGATGAAGAGACTCGTGAACCTAAAGATAAAACCTTTGAATTCCTTTTAGCTCATAGTATGTCTGAAGGTCTTAGCTTTTTCCACTATGAGTCCGACAAGGCTGACTCTTTAGCCTCCTGCTGTCGCCTGCGTAATGAGATGGCTGACAATACCTTTAGTTACACTTTGGGTGCTGGTGGTGTTTCCACAGGTAGCTGTGAGGTTATCACCATTAACTTTAATCGCCTTGTACAAGGAGAATATATTTTATCAGAAGTTGTAAAACGTGTTCATATGTACCTTATGGCTTTCCGCTCTATTGTGGAGGATTATATCGAAGCTGGCTTACTACCTACCTATAAGGCTGGTTATATTAGCTTAGATAAGCAATTCTGTACTGTTGGTGTTAATGGTGCTTTAGAGGCTTATGAATATCTGCATGATAAAAAAGCTGTTAGAATTTCCTTTAAAGACTTCCTTAAAGCCTCTTTAGGTCTCATTAAAGAAATAAACAAAGAAGCCTATAAGAAATATGGTGTCCGCTTTAATACCGAGTTTGTTCCTGCTGAGAACCTTGGTGTGAAAAATGCTAAATGGGATAAGGAAGATGGTCTGTATGTAACTCGTGACTGCTACAATAGCTACTTCTATCCTGTAGAGGATGAACGTCTGACCATTCTTGACCGCTTGGAGGCTCATAATGCAGACGTTTCTCAATACCTTGATGGTGGTGCTGCTTGTCACTTGAACTTGGAACAACTGCCTACTGTAAATCAGGCAACAGACCTTATCCGTCTTGCTGCAAAACAAGGTGTACCTTATTGGACTACCAATGTCCTCTGTACCATTTGTAAAGATTGTGGTCGCATTGACCCTGTGACTAGACAAAGTTGCAAATATTGTGGCTCTAAAAATCTTGACTATGGTACTCGTGTTATTGGCTATTTGAAGCCTATTAGTTCTTTTAGTGCAGGTAGACAAAAAGAAGCTGCTATGCGTGTTTATATGAAAGGTGGAATTTAAAGTGCTGAAATTTTGGCAATGGTTTGTTGATTTTGTAGTTAACCTTCTTGATTATGCTCATGAGAAAGAAGAAAATGCTGCCATTAAACGTCATGCAGTTATCAAAAAGACTACTGCTAAGATGGCAAGAGAGATTGAGAAGCTGGAAAGAGAAGCAGAAGAGATTGAACAAACTTACTTCTCTTAATGATTATTAATAATCAATTTCTTACTGACACAGTAATTGGAGAAATAAACAAATTTTAAAAAGGAGATGCCATTATGTTATTTTTCGATATTGAGACAAATGGACTGTACTATGACGTAACTCAAATTCATTGCATGGTTATCATTGATGACAAAGGTAACGTCTTTGAGTACAGACCTGATGAAATTCTCAAAGGCTGTCAAAAGTTACAAATGGCTCTCATTAACAATGAGTCTATTGTAGGTCATAACATTATTAACTATGACATTCCTGTCTTAGAAAAGTTATGCCCTGATGCCTTTAAGGTACTGAGGGAACAAAGACACCTCGTAATTGATACCCTCGTATTATCTCACCTTATGTTCAGTGATATTGCTGACAAAGACTATGGTTTAATGAGAGCTGACAAACTTCCTGCGAAGCTGATTGGCTCTCATAGCCTTAAAGCGTGGGGTTATCGCCTTGGGGAACTTAAAGGAACTTACAGTGAAGATAATGAGGAAGCATGGGAGTCCTTTAATGAGGACATGCTGACCTACAATGTTCAAGACGTTGTGGTCACTAAAAAGCTATATGAATACTTCAAGACCATTACATATCCTGAAGCTGCTATAGAGCTAGAGCATGAGGCTCAATGGCTTATGGCACAACAGGAGCGTAATGGTTTTACTTTTGATGTCTTTAAGGCACAGGAATTAGAAGTAAGACTACGTGGCAGACATGCTGACCTAAAGACCTTCCTGCTAAAGACTCTCCCACAAATTCCTGATAAGGTCTTTATTCCAAAACGTGATAATAAACGTCTTGGCTATAAAGCAGGAGTGCCTATTCAAAGGTACAAAGACCTTAACCCTAATAGCCGTCAACAGATTGAATGGGTAATTACTAAGCACTTTGGTTACCTTCCTGATAACCCTGAGTTATTTGAAGAAGAACGTCTGAAAATTGATGATATTACATTTGCCTTTATTAAAGCAGATGAAAAAGCTCCTGAAGAACTCAGAAAGATTGCAGGTGTCATGGAAGAGTACCTTATGCTTACTAAACGCCTTGGACAACTTATTGATGGCAAATGGGGGTGGCTAAAGTGTGTTAAGGAAGATGGTCGCATTCATGGTGCTGTTAACCCTTGTGGTGCAGTAACAGGACGTGCGACACATAGTAGTCCTAATGTAGCACAAGTGCCTGCTGTTGGTAGTCCTTTTGGTAAAGAGTGCAGAGAGCTGTTCACTGTTCCGAATGGTTGGTATCAAGTAGGCGTGGATGCGAGTGGTCTTGAATTAAGATGCCTTGCACATTTTATGTACCCCTATGACCATGGTGCGTATGCCCATGAAATTCTTAATGGTGACATTCATACTGCTAACCAAAAAGCAGCAGGTCTCCCTGAACGTAGTCAAGCTAAGACCTTCATTTACGCCTTCCTTTACGGAGCAGGTGATGAGAAGATTGGCAAGATTGTTCATGGTGATGCTAAAGATGGCAAAAGGCTCAAAAAGGAATTCTTGGAAAAGACTCCTGCTATTGCTGAACTTAGAGCAGCCATTGAGAATACTTTAGTAGCTCAAAGAGGTTACAAAGGTGAGATTAAAAGATGGAAAAGAAAGTATTTAAAGGGTCTTGATGGTAGACCTTTGCATGTCAGAAGTGTCCATAGTGCTTTGAATTTGTTGCTACAAAGTGCTGGTGCTTTGATTTGTAAGAAATGGATAGTCTTATGGGAACAGAACCTTGTCAAAGAAGGATATAAGCATGGTGAAGATTTTATGTTTATGGCTTGGGTACATGATGAGGGTCAGTTAGCTTGTAGGACTAAAGAGATTGCTGAAAGAGCTGTAGAGATTGCTCAGGAGTCCATGAGAGAGGCTCAGGAGTATTATGGCTTTAGAGTTCAACTTGATACAGAAGGTAAGATAGGGAGGAATTGGTGTGACTGTCACTAAAGCTAAGAGAAAATCTAAGAAGGACACAAAGGGTATCTATTGTCCTAAGTGTCTTCAAAGAGTACTGAAGGCTCTTTTCATAGATTTTAAGGCTGTTCACATTACATGTTCCTGTGGCTACAATTTGAAGCCTAAAGATATGGTGATTAAAAATGTTTAACCTACTTATGGTAGCCATGTGTACCGCCTATACTGCCTCTGTAGATGAATGTGGGAAGGCTGATGCTATTACCGCTAGCGGTACTCATTGTCAACAAGGACGTACCATTGCGTGTGACCATTTACCCTTTGGTACTAAAGTTAAGATTGATGGTCATATATACACTGTCGAAGATAGATTTGGTGGTGGCTATAAAGACCGCATAGACATTTATATGGAAACTAAAGAAGAAGCCTTTAAATTTGGAAGGCAATATAAAATCATTGAAATTGTCAAGGAGGATGGTAGTGATGCTGTTTTTAAGAGATAAGAAAGGTCTTGGTTTAGGTGTTGGTGATACTGTCTACTATGCTGAAGACAACGAAATTAAAGAAGGCGTTATCACTCGTGTACGTATTGAGGTAGATGGTAAGGTACTGAGAAATGCAGAAAACCTCTTATGGGTAGCCAATAGGGAGGAAAATAAAGATGCCTAAAGCTAAACTTATTTCAATTACTCCGAACTATGAAGAACTCCTGAAGTGTGCTTGTAGCAAACCTTATGGAAAAGATGTGTCTATGAAAACTATTGTAGACCATATTATCGCAGCAGGACACCTGAGTGTCTTGGAGCATTGCTATGCCTCTTTTGAGGTTGAGTGTTCTGTAGCTGTCCTTGGTCAACTTACTAGACACAGACACCTTTCCTTTACTTGTCAAAGTGCAAGAGGCTCTGAATTTGATGAGGTAGTAATTCCTGACAATTATATTAAAGATTTCTATGATGAAGCCTTAAAGCAGTATAAGGCTGCTCTTGATTCAGGTGTTCCTTATGAATACGCTAGATACTTATTACCACAAGGTGTAAAGACTCATATTGTTGTCACAGGTAACTTTAGAGCGTGGTATGAGTACTTGCCTAAAAGATTATGTCAAAGAGCTATGCCTGAGCATAGAGAGCTGGCTACTTTAATTCAAAAGGAATTAGCAAAGGCTTGTCCTGATATATTTAGTAAAGTGTTTATGAACTGTTCTAACTGCAAAGAGAGGAGCTGTAAATTCAAATGAGTAACAAAAAATATAAAGACATCCTTGTAATGGATGCTCAAAAGTATGGCTATAAAATTAAAGACGAAAAACGTCTTGAAGTCCTTGCTGAGAAATTTAAGTATCAAAAGGAACAATTTGGTGAGATGTATTGTCCTTGCCAACTCGACCGCACTGTTGACACTATCTGCCCTTGCAGATACATGAGAAATTACGGAGCGTGTCGTTGCGGTCTGTACGAGCAAGCAGGTGAAAAAGATGCCTAATATGAATGTCAAATACACTATACGTGCTTCCGTCCGTGGAGCTATCACCGATAAACAAGCACTCCACATAGTTTTAAATATGGAAGAATTAGAACGTGAAGCATTAGCATACCTTATTAAAGGAGTTAAGGATATAGGTTTTGATAATGTAGAAGTGACAGATGCGGAGGTTTATTTTGACTAAAGCTCCCGATATATGTGAACTCGTAGGCAGAGATAAACGCCATCTTGTTCAACTCTGTCTCCCTCTTGAAAAAGTAAAAGGCACTATCAATTTCCCTGTGGTTGCCTCAGAGAAACTTGATGGTGTCTTTTGTCTTGCTTATGTTTGCAATGGTAAATGTCATATCTATAGCAGAACAGGAGAGGTCTATACTTCCTTAGAGCATTTAAAACCTGAACTTATCGACCTTTCTAAGGCTTCTCAATGTGATGTTATTATTTTTGAAGCCTATGTTGATGGTGTTTCCCAGCCTACTATTAGTGGTTGGTGTAGAGATACCAAAAGACAACACTTAGAAGTAGAGTCTTACGTGCATGATATGCTTACATTTTCGGAATTTAAAAACTGTGATACTGAAAATGGTTATGCAGATAGATATGACTACATGAGATTTATCTTTAATTGTCTTGATAACCTAAAATATGTTCATCTTGTAGGAGCAGAATTAGTTCATTCTTATTCAGCTCTTATGCGAATGGCTGAGGACATTTGGTCTCGTGGTGGCGAAGGTGTTGTTTACAGAGACTTCTTTGCTGGCTATATGGCTGGTAAACGTAATTCTACAATGGTTAAAATCAAAAAGGCTGTTTCCTTTGACCTTAAAGTAATTGCAGTAAAAGAAGGAACAGGGAAATATAAGGGAAGCACAGGTTACCTGATTTGTCAAGACAGAAAAGGTAAAAAAGTGAAAGTTGGCAGTGGTCTTACGGATGAACAGAGAAGGACTTGGTGGTCTCCTTGGGGCTATGATGAGATTGTTGGTAGTATTGTTCAGATAGATGCTATGAAAGTAAGCTCAAAAGGTGTTCTACGTGAACCACGATTTAAAGGTATTCGCTTTGATAAAATGGAGGCTGATGTAATATGTTAAAGATTTTAATGGATGCAGATATGCTTGTCTTTAGAGCTTGCTCAGCCTGTGAGACTCCTATTGACTGGGATATTGATTGTACTACTTTACACTGTGAACACGCAGCAGCAGAAGCTGTTGTAGATAATACTGTATTAACTTATGTAGATAAAGTGTTGAATCATTTGAAGTATGAAGGTGTTTATGAGATTATCATGTGTTTCTCTGATTCCGAGAATTTCAGAAAGAAAATCTTACCTACATACAAGATGAACAGAGCTGGAAAAAGAAAACCTTTAGGTTACTATAAGGTGGTCGAATGGGTCAAAGCTAATTATAAGTGTTGTCAAAAACCTTCACTAGAAGCTGATGATTGCATTGGTATTTTGGCTACTCTTAACCCTGATAACCATATTATTATCAGTGGTGATAAAGATTTTAAGACTATCAAAGGTCACTTCTATGATTTTATCCGAGATACCTTCTATGAGACCTCTGAGGAAGAGGCTAATTACAATCACTTATTTCAGACTCTTGTAGGTGACGTTGCTGATAACTATAAGGGCTGTCCGAGTGTAGGTGCTGTTACTGCTAAAAAAATTTTAGATAAGACACCTACTTGGGAAGCAGTTGTTGAGCAATTTGTCAAGAAAAATTTAACAGAAGATGACGCTTTGGTTCAGGCTCGTATTGCTCGTATTTTAAGAGCAGAAGATTATGACTTTTCGACAAAGAAGCCTATTCTTTGGAAGCCTTACTGATACACATATATACACTCTCCCTTACTGACACAGTAATTGGAGAAATATAAGATACTAAAAGATTGATTATTAATAATTAATTTAATAAACAGAAAGAGGTAATCATGAGTAAACTAGAAGATGACTTAAAGATTCCTTATGTATCACAAGACCTTGTAGATTATTTAGATAATGTTTTTAACTTAGACAATATAATTCATGAACGTACTGATTCAGCAGAATGTCTTGTTGGATATATGAGAGGTATCAGAAGTGTAGTTAATCACTTGAGAAGCCTTAGTGAACAAAAGGAGGATGAAGATTAATGTGTTGGAAAATGCCAAAGGTATCTACACCACAACCGACTGTACAAGCATCTACTTTAGTGCCTCAGACGGATGCTCCTGAACCTGAAAGTCCTATCGTGGGTGGGTCTGAGGACACCTTTAACAAGCGTAAAGGTAGACAGCAGTTAACCATTCAACGCAATGGTGGCTATAAGTCCACTAATTATTAATTAATAAAATAAAGGAGGTTATGTCTGATGTGTGGTAAGAAACCAAAAGTAGAGCCTTATATTCCCCCTGCTGCTCCTGTTGCAGCACCTACAGAAACTTTTACACATTCTGTAGAAAATGAGGAAAAGAAAGGCAAAAAGAAAGCCAAAGGTAAGAAGAGCCTGACCATTAATAAAGGCACAGGTACGGGTGTCAACATTTAATTATGGCTGATATAAAAAGTAAATTTCCTATTGTTGACATTGGAGACCCACAAAGGGAAACAGCAAAGGCACTTTATGACCGCTTAAAGTCTGAACGTGACCAATATACGGATAGAGCAGAGAAATGTGCTGCTATGACTATTCCGTCTTTGTTCCCTAAAGATTCCGATAATGAGTCTACTAACTATATGACTCCTAATCAATCTATCGGTGCTAGAGGTCTTAATAATTTAGCAAGTAAATTGCTGTTGGCTCTCTTTCCTCCGAACAGTTTATTCTTTAGATTGTCTCCTACTGAACAAGTTATGGCTCAGTTAGCAGAACAACCTGAGCAACTACAGGAGATTGAGAAAGCCTTAGAAAAGTTGGAGAGACGTGTAATTCGTTACATTGAGTCTCAACAAATTCGTGTAACTATCAAAGAAGCCTTAAATCAACTTCTGATTGCTGGTAATGCTTTACTATTCTTACCTCCTGCTGAGGGTGGAGCTAAGCTTTACCGTTTGTCTAACTATGTGTTACAAAGGGATGCCTTAGGTAACGTAATACAAATTTGCACTAAAGACACCTTAGCCTTTGCGACACTCCCAAGTGAAGTACAGGCTATTGTAGCAGCTGATGGTGCTAAGCATGAACCAACAGAGTCTGTCGATGTTTACACACACGTCTATATTGATGGTGACCAATATCTTTCTTATCAAGAGGTTAACGAAGAGCTTATTCAAGGTAGTGAACAAAGCTTTCCTCTGAATAAGTCCCCTTGGATTGCCTTGAGAATGGTCAAGGTAGATGGTGAGTCATATGGTCGTTCTTACGTAGAAGAATACCTTGGTGACCTAGAGTCCCTTGATGTTCATACAGAAGCCTTGAGAAACCTTGCTGCAATTACTGCTCATATTGTCTACCTTGTGAACCCAACAGGTATCACACAGGTTCGCAGACTCTCTAAAGCTCAGTCAGGCTCTTTTGTAGCTGGTCGAGTAGAAGATGTACAAGCCTTACAGACCAATAAGGTAAATGATTTACAGGTGTCTTTGCAGTATGTTCAGAGCCTTGAGCAACGCTTAGGTTATATCTTTATGCTCCAATCAGCTGTACAGAGACAAGCGGAACGAGTTACAGCTGAGGAAGTACGCTATGTGGCTGGGGAACTAGAGGACACCTTAGGTGGTACTTATAGTATTCTTAGTCAAGAACTACAGTTACCGCTTGTGCGTCGTATAATGGTGCAACTGGAAAGTCAAGGTGAAATTCCAACATTGCCTGATGGAACTGTAGAACCTACTATTACAACAGGTTTAGAGGCTATTGGTAGGGGTCATGATTTAAATAAGTTATTGACATTAAAAGACATTATTGCCTCTACTCCTAATAGTGAAAATTATTTAAAAACAAACACGTTTATTGCTATGTGTGCTACTGCTCTTGGTATTGACACTGAGGGTCTGTTGAAAACTGATGAAGAAATTCAGGCTGAAATGCAGCAAGCACAGATGATGCAAATGGCACAAGGAGCGGTCTCCCCATTAGCACAAGGTTTTGTAAATGCTAATATGGAGCAACCATCCACTTGATTTCTTATGTATGTTAAAGAAGGAGAATGAGAATGTCTACTATCGAAGTCGAAGAACCTATTGAAAATACTGATGTTGATACTGATGTCACTGATGAGGAAGTAGCAGAAACTACTTCTACAGAAGAAAACAATACTGATGAGGAAACTGTTGACAATCAAGAGGATTCCGAAGCAGCCGAAGATACCGAAAAAGAACATGATGGAAAAGCGGATGAAACAAAGGCTGTAGAGGAGGTCTTGAAGCAGACAAACACTTCTATTGAAGAAGCTGCTAGAACCCTCAGTGACAAAGGTATTGATTATAATGCTCTTTCCGAAGAGTACGCTGACAAAGGTGAGCTTTCTAAGGAAACATATGAGACCTTAGAGAAAGCTGGTTACCCTAAAGCTGTGGTAGATACTTATATCCGTGGTCTTGAGGCTGCGAATGAAGGATATACCAATGCGGTTATGGCTGTTGCTGGAGGTCAAGCTGAGTACGAAAAAGTTAAAAGCTTTGTGAAGTCTAAAGGTGATGCTGCTGTAGATGCCTTTAATGATGTAGTGAATAGCGGGTCTTTAGGTGCTATGCAGATGCTCTTGAGCGGACTGCAAGCAGAAATGAAGATGCGTAATGGTACATCTAAAAGTACTATTTTAGGCAGTGGTACTCCTAATGCCTCCACAGGTTTTGCTAATGAAGCAGCTATGATGAAAGCAATGGATGACCCACGTTACGGTGTAGATGAAGATTACACCACAGAAGTGACCAAAAGACTCTCTAAGTCTAAATTCTTCCAATTTGGTCGATAATTTATTGATTATTAATAATCAACAACAAAGAAAGGATTGATAATTTAATTGGCAACTAAAATCGTAATTTCCTCCCCTGGTCTTGATACCAATGATAGCGGCTCTGGTCGCTTGAAAATGTTTCTGACCCAATTTGCAGGTGAAGTACTGAAAGCTTATCGCCGTCAACGTAAAACCTTGGGTCGGCATGTGGAACGCTCTATTTCTAATGGTAAGGCGGCTGAGTTCCCTGTAATGGGTCGTAAAGTGGCAAACTATCTTGCCCCTGGTGAAAGCCTTGATGACAAACGTAAAGCAGAAGAGCAAACTTCTGTGAAAATCTTCATTGACGGTTTGCTGACTTCCGACTGCGTTATCATGGACTTAGATGATGCTATGAACCACTATGATGTTCGTTCTGAATACTCTTATCAAATTGGTGAAGCCTTAGCCATGGCTGCTGATGGTGGCTTGCTGGCTGAAATTGCTAAAATGGCTGTATCTGATAAAGAACTGCTGAGAGGTCTTGGCAAAGGTAAAGTTGTTAAACGTACTGTAAAAGGTGGTTTGACTGCTGAGTCCGAAGAGCTGGGTAAGGCTATTATCTCTGAACTGTTAGAGATTAAGACTGCTATGTCTAACAACTTTGTACCCAATGAGGGTCGTGTATGCTATATGCTGCCTGTAGCTGTAAATGCTTTAGTAGCCTCTAAAGATGCTATTAACAAAGACTTTGGTGCTGTTGCAACCATCACTGATGCTACTGTAACTCGTATTGCAGGTATTGATATTGTTGAAGTACCTCATTTGACTGCTGGTGGTGTCACCAATGGTAGTGGTGCAGCTCCCGAGGGCTTAATTCAAGGTCAAGGTCATATCTTCCCACAAGAATATAAAGACAAGTGTGCCTTCTTGGTAGCCCATCACTCCACTGTTGGTACTCTGACTTTGAAGTCTTTCCAACTGGAACATGGACGTCGTATTGAATACCAAGGTGACCATATCGTTGGTAAATATGCAATGGGTCATGGTGGTCTCCGACCTGAAGCTGCCTTTATGGGTGTCATTGAGACCCCCTCTGAGGCGTAGTTTTTAATATCTAGGGGAGAGGCTGATGTCTCTCCCTATTTAATTTTTTTTTATATAGGAGGTATTAACTTATGGAATTAACAGCACTAACAGAACTAGATGCTGTCAATGAAATAATTAGCGTTATTGGTGAGACCCCCATAAACACTTTAGAGAATCTGCGTAACGTAGATGCTATTAAGGCTCTCCAATTACTCAGAGCCACTTCACGTCAAGAGCAAGCTCGTGGATGGTCTTTCAATATCGTACCTGAACACACTTTGACTCCTGATATCTATACAGGATATATTATGTGGCAGGATAACTACTTATATCTAAAAGGTTCTAATGGTGAAAAGCTTGTCCGTAATGGTGATTATGTCAAAGATATTTCCACAGGTGATACTACCTTTAAGAACTCTCTGACTTGTGAAGCTGTTCTTTTGCTCCCTTTTGAGTATCTTCCTGAGCCTATGAGAACTTATATTGTTACTAAGGCTGCTTTTAAATTCCAAGCACGTTACTTTGGTGATGAGAGCCTTACTCAAATTACATTACAGGAAATTCAGGAAGCGTGGCAACACTTACAAGAATTTGAATTAGACAACAATGATTATAACCTCTTAAATAATATGGATATTAGTAATCTGAAAGAGAGGTAATTAGAAGTGTCTTTAATTAACCAAGATATAAAAAACTTTGTACAAGGTATTAGTCAACAGCCTGATACTTTAAGAAACCCTGAGCAACTTGATGTTCAGCTTAATGGGTACAGTAGTGAAGCAAATGGTCTACTTAAAAGACCTCCTACTGTTTTTGAGGCTAACTTAGGTAAAAAGACCAACTTAGAGAATAAGCCTTTGATTCATTTTGTAGAAAGAGATGCCTATGAAAAATATGTAATGGTTTTTACTGGTACAGGTGTTGAGGTATATGACTTACAAGGTAACCAAAAGACTGTTAAGTATCAAGGGGACTCTAAACAGTACTTATATACTCAGAGTCCAAGACAGATTTTGAAGCCTATTACTATTGCTGACTATACCTTTGTAGCTAATATAAATCAGCAGACCCATATGGCAAATAAAAAAGGTGTCAATAAATGGGCAGGTCAAGGTTTACTTGTGAATATCAAAAGTGGTCAATATGGTAGAACATATAGAATTGACATTAATGGTCAAACTGTTGCATCTTATGAGACCCCTGACGGTTCTGATAAAAGCCATACTAAAAAGATTGCAACAGATAACATTGTAGAAGAGTTGGCTACTAAATGTATTGAGCAAGGTTATACAGTTGAGAAAGGTTCTAGCTGGTTATATATAAATAAGAACAATAAGATAACTGAAAGTGGCGAAGATGCTACCTTGAGACCTTCTACTACACCTAAGCAGCAATATGATAGGTTTATGGGGTTGAAAAGTATTTTCCTTTTTTTTATGTTCAATCATGTTGTGGATATATATCAAAAAATAACCATAAGTGGTAACCATATTATTATAGAAGGTCTAACAGGAACAGATATGCAAGGAAATAGTCACTTTAGTGGTACAGGACAACCTCTTATGGACGAAATAAATAGGTGCCGTGCTGACCATTGGGATGTTACTGAAGAAGATATAACTATGAGACCTGTTGAAGATATGCCTATAACAGCTAGTGGTAAACGGTATACGCTTACCTACACAGAGGCTGTCAAGCCTAACACAGAAACCATAGACAAAACAACTATTAAAAACTTTGCTGTCTATGATGGCTTTAATAATCAGGCAGCCTTTGGTATCATGCGTTCCGTTCAGAAGTTCACCAACCTTCCTGCTACAGCTCCTGCTGGCTATGTAGTAAAAGTATCAGGTGAGGATGGTAGTGAGTCTGATGATTACTATGTAGAATTTGATGATACCGATAAGGTATGGAAAGAATGTGTAAGACCTGATTTAGAAAATGAATTTGATAATAAAACAATGCCTCATGTTCTTGTACGTGAAGCAGATGGTACATTTACTTTTAAGGCTGCTGAATGGAATGCACGTGAGATAGGTGATGATGATAGTAACCCTATTCCGTCATTCATTGGAGAGACCATCAATGACATATTTTATTTCCGTAATCGTTTAGGTTTTCTTAGCGGTGAAAATGTTATTCTTTCTCGCTCAGCAGATTTCTTTAATTTTTGGATGGCTAGTGCTATTGAGGTGCAAGATACAGACCCTATTGACCTTGCTGTATCTGACACAAAGATTTCCACTTTATATCATGCAGTCCCTTTTGATGCTGAATTGATTATCTTTTCTAAAGATGCTCAGTTTGCTCTGAGGACTGATGGTGTCTTATCTCCTAAAGATGCCTTGTTGACACCACCTGTGACCCACTATGGCTGCTCTTTAAAGGCAGCTCCTGTGAACGCTGGACGTAATATTTACTTCACAGCAGAGAGGTCTGAGTACACTACAGTACGTGAATTCTTCACTGCTGCTGATAATACAGATAGTAAAGATGCTCAGGATATTACTTCTCATGTACCTAACTATATTCCTAATGGTGTCTATAAGATTATCCCGAGTAACACTGAGAACGTGGTACTTTATCTGACTGAGGGTGAAGAAGAGTCTATGTATGTCTATAAGTATCTTTTTATTGATAGTGTCCGTCAACAAGCCTCTTGGTCTAAGTGGACTTTTGGTGACAAGATTTATGGTGGTGCATTTATTGATAACTACTTATACATCATCATTGAACGTAATGGCTACTTCTGTTTAGAGAAGATGTCTTTTACATTTAACACAGAAGATTTTATTGACAGAGAGCCTTATCGCGTTCTATTAGATTCTAAACGTGTCTACACAGTACCAAAGGCACTTGCGGATGTTGTTAAAGAAGAGACCGTAATTAAATTACCTGAAATTTTTGGTGACCTTTATGATGACCAAAAAACATATTCAGTTGTAATGAGTGATGGTACTTATGCCTTAGCGAATACAGAAGGCAACGTTATTTTACAAGGTGATTATAGTGGTAAAGATGTCATTTGTGGTATCAATTATGACTTCTTTATTCGTGTTAGTAAACTATATGTTAAACAAGAGACTCAAAGTGGTGTACAAGCTTTATTGGATGGTAGACTACAGCTTAGAAGTTTTTGGTTTAACTATGCTGATAGTGGCTACTTTAAAGTAACTGTAAAAACATCAGATAAAGAAAACTATGAATATATCAATACACAACGCTTTGTGGGTACAACAAGTGCTAGATTAGACAATATGCCTTTTAGCACAGGTAAATTTAGAGTGCCTATTTATAGCCTTAATACTAATTGTGATATTGAATTAGAAAGTAATACTCCTACTCAGGTATCTCTTATTGGTGCAGGTTGGGTAGGTAACTATGTGAGGAGGACAAGATTATATTAAGAGTTACTAATTTAAAATTAAAACACTTAATGGAATTTATGCTTAGAGCAAGACAACTTGACCTCTTAGAAGTTTATTATGCAACAGGAGTCAGCTTTAATGACTCCTTGATGCAAAGTATGGGTGATGTCAAAGCTCTAATTGATGACGATGAAAACGTCTATGCTATTGGTGGTTTTGATAATCATAATGTATGGATGCTATGTACTGACTTAGTAGAGACCAATAAAATATTATTTCTTAGGTCTACCAAAAAGGTCTTACAAGATGTTATGAAAAAAGAAGGCTACTTAAAGAATTATGTGTGGCTTGGAAATGACCTACATATTAAATGGCTGAAATGGATGGGTGCTGAATTTGAAGAGCCTATTTATTATGGCTATGATGGACAGCCTTTTAAAGAATTTTATTTTAAACCGAAAGGGTGTGAGTAAATAGATGTGTTCCTTTGTTGCTGGTATAGGTACTGCCTTAGAAATTGGTGGTAACTATTTGGGTCAAAGAGCTGCCTATAAGCAAGCACAAGCTCAAATTGATGCACAAGCTAAAGCAGCTATTACTCAAATGAATTATGCCTTTCAAAATTATGAGCAAGAGAGAACTGATGCCTTTGATGGTGCTGTGTCTGAAATTATGCAAGTACGCACCAATGCACAACAGCTTAATAGTTCAGTAAAGGCTGCTGTTGCTGAAAATGCTACAGGTAGAACTGCTGGTCTCTTGCTGAGAACAACAGAAGGTGATACCGCTCGTGCTATTGCCTCTATTAAAGACAATTATGATAGAAAATCAAATGAAGTTGATTTAAATAAAGAGGCTACCTATAAGTCTACTAGAGATTTCATTAGCAACCTTAATGCCTCAGCTCCTAAAATGCCAAGTAGATTTGCAAACTTTATGTCTAGTGCTGTAAGTGTTGTAGGTAATACTACTACTGCTCTTAATCAGAAAGCAGAAGTATTAAGCAAGGGACATAAGTATAATTGGTGGACTGGTGGAGCTAAGCTGGGTCAGGATGTAGGCAAGAAATGGGTAGGAAATGTTCCTTTGTCTGTACATAGAAAAACAGGTAAAGGCACAGGTAAATTTATGTAATGAGATGGAGGAATATTTAAATGCCTAACCCTATTACAAATGCAATAGGTACTCAAAGACAATTCTCTAAGAGACCTGAAAGACCTTATGAAGCTCGCTTGATAACACCTAGTTACGGAAAAGGTATCTCTATGAGTGCTGACAATAATGCTCAGGCTCTTGCGACTGCTTTAGGTGGTCTTAGTGTTGCTTTAACAGCTGGAAGTGTTGCTTTAGATAAAAGACATCAAATGATTGGTGAAGCAGAAGCAAATAGATTGTTTGCAGTAACATCTGAGAAAGATAAAGAAAAATTAGCTGCTTTAGATATCCTTGGACGTTCAGAACAATTTGATATTGCAGACAACCCTTATGCTGTTGCCCGTATTGATGAATTACGTGGTCAGCATTTAAATACACTTTTAAAAAATGAATATGATAATGAAGTGTTTCCCAATAGTGACCTTGCTGTTAACTCTCAAGAGAACATTAAGAACTTTGAGAACTTTATGGATACCAAGCGTACTGAGTTTGATGGGATTATTAATAATCAATTAGCTTTTGATAAAGGCTTTTATAATTCAAGACCTTTAGATGTCTTGGCTCAGGATGCTAAATATCGTAAGCAGAAACAGGCAAACTTAGAAACTGATAGAAATGCAGCTATTACTTCTAAGATTGATGATGTGCTTGCTAATGCGATAAATAAGAAACCTGATGAGCTTGCTGGTGAATTGCAGGATATTCAGGAAGATACTATGCTGACAGGTATGTCTACCGAAGAACGCATGAAGTATCTTGATGTTATCGGTAAAGGTATTGCTGCTAATGGTTCTCCTGAACAGATTAATGCTTGGGGGGAGACTGTTGCTTACTTTGATAACAATAAACAACCAGTAAAAGTAAAAGATAGATTACCTATTAATCATTATGCTGAAATGGCTAATGCTGCCAATGTCTCTCTTAATGAGGAAAAGTATAGAGGCTTTTTAAAACGTCTTGAAGGTGTTTCATCTACTCAAGTTGATGAGGTTTTTGATGATGTAAAAGGAAAAGACCCTTTGTTCTATAAGAGTATTGCAGATAAGAGATTATCTATTAAGAAGAATAAAGAAAGAGAAGAAAAGAAAGCTCGAGAAGCTGAGATGGCTACTTTAAAATCTCAGTATTATCAAAATGCCCTTAATAATACCCTAGATGACCGCTTTGCTTGTTATCTCAAGGGTAAAGAAGTGGATAGCTTTGGGATGCCTTCTAACAGCAAAGAGCTTACTTATGATGGCAAAAAGAAAACAATGACTGATAGTGAGATTATCCAATGGGGGCAAGGAAAGCTCCAAAATATTTTTGCTACTGTGCCTGCTGAGGAGGCTGGTCGACAAGCTATGCAGCTTTTAACATTTCCGCCTATGAGATGCCTTGTGCGTAGTATAAAAGATAATAATGCTTTTACATTGACTAATCTTAATGTAGCCTCTTTAGTACATGATGAAGCAGGTAGTTTACAATTGCCTGATAATCTTAATAAAATGCTGGCTATGTATAGAAGTGACAAAGAAGTCTTTAGATATCTCTTTGAAGGACAAGGGGAACAAATGGCTATGCTTGATGAGCTTATTTCTACTAATGGACTTGAAGAGGGTGTGTCAAAGTATGCAGCTGCTAAAGAGAACATGAGAAATAATGAATACAGAGATGAAGTAAATAAACTTGCTAAGGCAAATATTACCTTTGATGACTCTTTAGAGATTCCATCTTTAGGAGGAACAGGTGATACCGCTGATATCTCTTTGTTTTCCAATAGTTCAGTACAATCAATGTTATCAGAGAACTTTAAGGCTAATTTATATTGTGGACAGACAGAGGAAGATGCATTGGAAAATGCTAAACAACGTGTGTCGAAATACTTTACTAGCTTTAAAGGCTGTGCGATTCCTAAAGGCTTTTTCTATAAAATACCCAGTAAAAATCAGGAGATTGCAGCAGTAGCCTTTTTAGACCATATTATGCAAAAAGGTGATGGTGATAGATTACTTTATATGAATGGGACTTTGCAGATATGGAAAGGTAATACTGCTACTTCTATGAAGTGGGATGATGATGATTTTGCACAAGCTGTTGCAGATTATATGAACGATATGCCCGCCTCTAAGAGAGTCAAACTTGAAGAAGTATATACTCAGAAAGAGAATACACCACAATACTATGAAGCTAACCCCGATGCTGCTACTATTGAAAAGGCTGCTAATGTGTTAGGTATTTCTTTTGATAGACCTTTTGATTAATAAAAGATAGATAAGGAGATAAGAAATGAATGGACGTGAATTAGCTAATAGCATTTCACAAATATTACAGACGGAGTATGGGGAAAATCTATCTCCGTCCCTTATCCACGCTCATTTAGCACATGAGACGGGAAACTTTTCTAGTGAGCTGGCTACTAAGCACCATAACTATGGTGGTCTTACTCAAACAGCTCCTAATGATTTAAAACAACCTGATGGTAGTAACTACTATATGAACTTTGATTCCGATGAGGACTTTGCGAACTATATGGCTAGTTACTACAATAAATATAAAGAAGATGGTATTTTCAATGCTCGTGATGTTCGTAGTTTTGCAGAAGCGTTAAAGCACGGTGGTTACTTTGGGGACTCTGTTGATAATTATGTATCAGGAATGGAAAGCTTTATAGGTACTCCAAGCTTTAGTGATTTTATTACGTCAGCATATAACAAAACTACTCCTACTGAGCCTGTAGTTAAACAAGAGGAAATAGAAGAAGCCTCTTTTGAAGATAAATTTAAAGACTCATTATATGATTCTGTTATTTGGGGTGGTTTTAGAACTGCTGCTACTCTAAAAGATTTAGATGACCAAGAAGGCTATAAGGTTACACAAGAGGATATTGATAGAGTCCAAAAGGAACTTGGTGGTGACTATACTGCTACATTATGGGTATGTCAGAACGCTGACAGTCCTGCTCAGTTAGACCGCCTTATGCGAATGAAGAAAGAGGACTTAGCACGAAGAAAACGTGTAGATGCCTCTGATATAGGTCTTGATACCACAGGCACTATCTTAGGTGCTTTCTTAGACCCTCTGAATTTCCTACCTGCTATTGGTGCTGTTGGTAAAGTAGGTAAAGCAGCTAAGTATGCTGAACTTGCCTCTATGACTGCTGCTGCTAATGTTGTAGATAGAGGTCTTACTCAAAGACTTACAGGTTATGAACAGGACTATCCTATGGCTGCTGTTATGGGTGCATTTGCTGGGGCAGGATTGCCTTTAGCTATTGACCTTTTGAAAAGTAGAGGCTCTAAAGCTACTAAAGAAGCAGGTGAGCAGCTCTTTGGTGAAGCTACTAATATAGCAATAGATGCTGAGAAATTAGCTACAGGACAAAAGACATCTCAAATGTCTACTAATGCTCAGGAGTTTGTTGCTAGTTTAGAGAAAGTACATGATAAGGATTTTGTTAAGTCAATAAAAGATGCTACTATTGCTGGACAGCTTAGACCTAAACATGGTGTCTATGTTGTTTCTAAAGCGGATGCCAAGAAGCTCGTAGAAGCACGTGGTTTTGAGTTTGATGAGAACGCTAAAGGCTTCTTTGATGATGAGTCAGGTGTTTCTGTTCTGATTAAAGATAATCTTAGTGGAACTGAAGATATTCACTTGACCCTTTTACATGAGCGTGGTGCTCATGGTCTTAAATATGCACTGAGTGAAAATGACTACAAAAAGGTTATTGCTGCTCTTAAACATAGAATGACTGTAAATCCTTCTCCTGCCATTGAGCGTGCCATTAAGCGTGCTGGTGGTAATGCTGACCCTGAAGAGGTCTTAGGTTATCTTGCAGAGGAAATGAAGCCTTCTAACCCTCTTATGCGTAACATAAAGAAAGCCATGCAAAAGGGTATGAATACTTTAGGTTACAAAGGCTCTCTTAGTGATGATGACTTTATTGACATCTTAACTAAAGGTGCTAAGCACTATGAAGAAGGTAAGACTGGTTATAGGGTGTATTCTGATGGCTCTTGTAACTATAAAGGTATTCACTATTCTAAGAAGAACATGCTGAACCCTGCCAATATGGATAAAGCCTTAAAAATACTAAACCCTAAGCAAGTCACAGAAGGTCTTTTTGATAAAGCGAAAAGTGCTTTTAAAAGAGCTACTATTTTTGCTACTCCTTATTCTGTGGGTAGTACATCATCTTCTAAAACTTTGAGAGAAGTAACTGATACGCTTTTTGATAATCCATATATGGACAAGGCTCTTAAAAGGCTTCCTGTTGAAAGCTATAAAAGAGAAATGCGTAGCAAGATGGAACATATGTTAAACAATTATATGAAGGCTCGTGATGAGGCTCTTGTGCGTCTCCAACACTTTTCCGCTGATGCTAAACAGGAATTTAATAAGCAGGTCATTATGGCGTATAACCAAAAATATGCTAAACATGAAGCTGGTACTGTTGACGTAGATTTTCCACCTGAGATATGGAAAGCTGTAGAGTGTATCCATAGACTGCGTAGATATGCTGAGAATATCACTGTTAAGCCTGAGAAGTATATCGGTGCTGGATTTGGTATTCGTAATGCTCCTATTAAAGATGCTCCTGATGAGTTTTATAGATGGATAGATGACGATAACTGGCTTAATGTTTTTCAGATGTTTGGTGAAGATAAAAAGAAGATGAAAGAATTCTTCTATGAATATATTCAACAAGCTGCTGATAAAGATTCTCTCAGAAAAATGATTGAGAATGAAAGACGAATAGAATGGGAAGAGGCTTGCAGGGTCGCAAAAGAAGTGGGTAAGGAACTTCCTAAACTTGAAGAACTGACTGATGAATCTTTTGAGAAGGAATTGAAAAAAAGAGCATGGGAGACTGCTAATGGTTGGGCAGACTTAGGTGCTTCTAATATCAATAAGACTACAGCTAACAGTACTCTTAATGATATTGGTGATTTGGACTTCTTGAAGGAACGCTTTCCCTTAGACACTTCTTTAGAAGTTGTTGTGAATGGTAACACCTTTAGCTTTGATGGTAACTTACGTTCCTTTGATATTGACACATACCTTCCCCCTGTTATCAATAGACTTTCAGGTGAAGTAGCCTTAACTACAGCGTTCCCTAAAGGTGCTAAAATTACCTATAATAACCCACTTGGTTTTAGTAAAGAGATAGCTAACAATATTAAAAGTATGCGTAGTATCATTGAAGCCGAATTAGAGAACAAAGTACAAACACGTCAAATTACTAAAGATGATAAAACTAAAGATTTAGAAGGTTTTGACTTTGGATTGGCACTTTTAAGAGGTATGCCTACTACTGAGTATTCTAATACACTTGGGGATGCTATTGCTCGCACTTTGAATACGTATGCTTACGCTCGTAACAGCGGTAACATGGTGTTCAACCAGTTAGGTGAAATGTCAGGTAGTTTAGGATATGCAGGTTTCAATGCTATATTTGATATGTTTCCTTATTTGAAGAAAATAGTAACAGATGTCCGCTTAGGTAAAGGTAGTGAGGATATGTTACAAGGAGCACGTCTTGCCACATTTGGTGATGAAGGTCATAAGTTTATCTTTGGTAATGCTAATGATAGCTCTTCAAAAATGTATAGAGATATATTGGGCAACACTAGAACTGCTAGAGCCTTAGATAAGGTAGCTGGTGTTGTTAATGTTTCTGCTAATGCTGCAAGTAAACTGACTTTGTTTCAAGCTACTACCGAGCGTATGATTAACTCTGCTCAAAAGCAAATGTTGATAGATGTAGCACAATGGGTAAATGGAAAAGAGTTCCCTGAACATCGTAACCCATTCTCTAAAGGTAAATTACAAAACGTAACACTTGTTGATGCTGCGGATATTAAATCTTTTAGAGATAGCCTTAAAGAATATCTAGTATTTAATGCGGAAGGTGAATTAGAAGATTTTGATGTAAAAAAACTACACAGAAAAGACCCTAAACTTTACATGAAGTATAAGGCTCTTGTGCAAGCTCAGGTAGAACGCTGTATCACTATGCCTATTATTGGTAACACTGTTATGCTTAAAGAGAAAAGTCCTTTTTGGAAGGTATTCTTTATGTTTAAAGACTTCACTATGAGAGCAGCACACAGTCAAAGTATGCGTGTTCTTTCAAATAAAGAAATGGATGATGTTTTAGCTACTATTTATTCTATGACTACTAACTTAGCTGTAGTGACAGGTCTTGCTGCCTTACGCTCTAAGTATGTTATCAATAGAGACAATGAAGGTAGACATAAGAAATATATGAATGACTACTTGTCTCCTGATGCTTTGATATATACAGCTCTTTTCCGCAGTAATATTATAGGCTCTCCTTTTTCTTATGTGAATGATGTTATAGAAGCCACAGGCAACTCCCCTGTACCTTCTATTAGAACAACTACTAATCGTTATAATAAAAAGAAGAATACTGATGAAATTGTAGGTAATTACCTGACACAATTACCTGCTATTAAGACAGGGATGGATGTTATGCGTAGCAGCTATGCTTTGGTGAAAGGTGAGCGTTATACCCAACAAGACCTTAACGAATTGTTACAATTACTTCCATTACAAAATATGATACCAATTATGCGTTTGAGGGATGAAATTGTAAAAGAGAGTGGCTTGCCGAAAAAATAGTCATATTGTATAATTAATATAAGGGGGATGTAATATGAGCAATAAAGAAAATTTAAGCACTAAAATATGTTGGAGTATATTGACTATCTTTATTTCTTTAGGCTTTGCATGGTCTATTATGGCTAGTAATGATTATTCTAGAGGGTCAGTCCTTCTAGGTGTAGCTATGGGATTTGCAAGTTTTGTATTATTTGCCTCACCTTCTAAAAATAAATAACTAAATAAATTCATTCAGGAACACTATGGTTTTAATTCTAATCATAGTGTTCTTTTGCTTTTTATAAGTAAAAAAAAATAAGTATGGTGCAATGGTTGGGAAGAAATAACACACCATACTTGTAGCTCTTTTTACTTATTAAAATAACGTGAGATGACTACATGAGTAATAACATTCACGATAATGGGTAGAACTACTTGACCCATCATAAAGGAAATGACTTCCTTATTATCAATTAAAGACTAAGAAAGGAGACGTGATTGATTATTAATAATCAGAAAGAACAAACTAACTTGAAAACTTCTGTGACCTATAAAGGTAACGGAACACAGAAGCAATTTGATTTTCCTTTTGATTATCTTAGAAAAGCCTTTGTAAAAGTGTCTGTAAATGATGCTATTGTTGATGGCTATACTATTGATAATCGTTCAGTTATCTTTAATATTGCTCCTGCTTCTAATGATGTTATTGTTATCTACCGAGAGACCACTACTGAACGTTTGGTATCTTGGGCAGATGCTAGTGTTTTAAAGGCTACTGATATGACTATTTCACAGGTACAACAACTACATATCCTTGAAGAAGGTAAAGATTGGTCTATTGCTAATTCTATGGTGCTAAATGGTGACAATGAGTGGGAAGGTAGAAACCATAAAATTGTAAACGTAGTTGACCCAACAACTCCTCAAGGTGTTGTTACAAAACACTATATGGAAACTGTTCAAGGCGGTTTTGTACAACAGAATGAACAGATTAAAAATGAGGCTACTAAGCAAGCACAATTGGCTACACAGAAGGCTAAGGAAGCGGATACATCAGCTAAGGCTGCTAAAGCTAGTGAAGGTGTTGCAAGCACCAAAGCAACAGAAGCTACTGAACAGGCACAGCTTGCTAAATGGTGGGCTCAAGGTCATATGCCTGAAAATAATCCTGCGAATCAGTCAGCAAAGGAATGGGCAAAAGCTAGTGAGATTCGTGCTAATATAGCAACAGAGAAAGCAGAGCTTGCCACACAGAAGGCAACAGAAAGTTTAGCGTCCGCAAATAAGGCTAAAGAAAATGCTGATGCAGCGAAAACTAGTGCTGCTGCTGCAAAAGCCAGTGAGACTGCTGCGAAGTCCAGTGAGACCAAAGCAAAGTCTAGTGAGACCAATGCAAAAGCCAGTGAGACCAAAGCAAAAGCTAGTGAGACTAAAGCAAAAGCTAGTGAGACTAATGCGTCTAATAGTGCGAACACCGCAACAACAAAAGCCTCTGAGGCTAGTGCGAGTGCTAATCAAGCAATGGCTAGTGCTGACAGAGCAGATACAGCTGCACAACAGACAACTCAAGCGGTAACGGATGCTGAAAGAGCTGCTGAATTGGCTACTAGCAAAGCACTAGAAGCGTCTAATAGTGCGAATACCGCGACAACAAAAGCCTCTGAGGCTAGTACGAGTGCTGCTGCTGCTAAAGCATCTGAGACTAAAGCAAAAGCCAGTGAGACTAATGCGGGGACTTCTGCTAATAAGGCTACTACAGAAGCTAATAGGGCGAAAACAGAAGCTGACAGAGCTAAAAATGCTGCTGATAGTGTCGGGAATCCTGTTGTCAGTATTACTCAGAGTGGTGGAAACTTGACTGTTACTAAAGGCGACGGAAGCTCTAATACGCTGACTGTTACTCCTGCTAAGGCTAGTCAAGCGGAAGCAGAAGCAGGTACTGATGACATCAAGATGATGACACCTCTTAGGGTTAAAGAAGCTATTGTTAATCAAACAAGGGACTTGCCCAAATTAGCAGGCAACAATCAATTTATCGGTAAGAATCAATTTATTGGTGAAATCAATCAAGGTGTAGTCAAGAAAGTTGAGGGTGATATCCCTAACTTATCTAATATCGGGGCTGATGTTTTATCTTTAACATTGACGAGTGGTAATGCTATTACACTAGACATAGCCAAAATTTTTGGTGGTGTGTCAGGTGGTGTAGCAAGAGTATGTATTATTACATTAAGTGGTTCATTGAGTGCTACTATCACGTGGAAAAACTGTAAGCTGTGCTGTGACGCTCCTGCGAAGACTGCGAACAAGACAACCATTGTTACGTTTTATGTTAACAGCGACGGTGCTTATTTAGTGTCAGCCTGCACAGAGGTGTAGTCATGATTAAAGGTATGATGTGTGCAGGTAACGGCAAAAAGGTTGAAAGATATAATGTAAAACTTCTTGTCGGTAATTCTGGGGAATTTTTTGGTTTTACTAGAGAAGCATCCCACCTGGTCGATGCAATGGGGGAATTAAGACCAGATGTTCCGATTATAAAAGAATGCTATGTTGATGTAGGTGGCGATTTATTTTACTTAACAGTTAAAACTCCCATTGATTTTAAAAAGGTAGTAGTCGATTTTGAAGCACAAACTTTTACTTTTGTGAAAGATGATTTTTATAATGATTATTATATAGGTACTGCGTGGAAAGATGGGAATCCTATGTTAATACGCGAATTGATGGATTCCTTTGATAAAGAAGTTAATGTGAAATTTGAGTTTTATAAATAGGAGAGTGACAATATGTTAACATCTATGATGTGTGTACAAATGCAAAATGGGGGGGTAAAATCCCTTTTAAATTCACACTTACTGTAGGTAAATACGGATGGGCATATGGCTATTGGGATAGCCAGCCGTCAAAAATAGAGCCTGACTACCTTCGCTCACTTTTTAAAGAACTTTATGTAATGACAGGAGGCGGGATGACTTATATGTTTCTAACTATTGCAGCTTCATTAGGTTCCAACTTAATCTCATTCTCAGTTAAGGTAAAGGACAAAAGTGGCAATTATTTACCGACTGTTGAATTTACAAGTGATATGTTTCGAGAAAATTTAGATACTGGATTTTGGACTGCTAATAACAGGTGCGACTATAAAATATATCAACGCTTTGAATCACTAGAGCCTGTTTTAGGAGAAATTATTGTGCACTTTAAGGAGTAAGAAAATGCTAACAAACAAAAAAGCCTATAAATATAATGGCAAACAATATACATACTTATGGGAATTAAAGGAGGCAATGCCTAACGTTGGCTTTCCTTCTGATGTTACCGATGAACAACTAAAAGAATTAGGTGTAGAAGTAATCAATATTGAGCCTGTGTTAGATGATGTTAAAGCTCAAAAGAAGTTTGAACTGAAATATGAACGTGACAAAAGAGAAGTGGCAGTTATTGCCTACAAAGGGAAAACCTTTGATTATGACGATAAAGCACGTGAACGCTTAAACATTGCTAGACAGGCACTTGAAGATAACAACCTGCCTAGCCAAATGTGGACTTGTGCCGATAATACAGATATTGAGTTGACTGTTGAGGACTTTAAAAACATCAACAGTCTAGCAGCACAGCGAAGCGGACAACTGCATGATACTTATCGTAAACTGTGTGATTATATTGATAAACTGAAAACAGCTGATGAAGTGAATGCGGTGACTTTTGATACGGAGGTGATTCAATAATGAAAGAATTAGTAACCAATAAATATTTTTGGGTAGTAGTTGCTGCGTCTTTTGCATTTGGTGCTCTCCATCACTATATGGGATGGTAATGTCGCCTATGGACAACGAACTGCACTCTGAAATTCTCAAAAATGCTCCACCAGTAGGTGTGAGTACATTGAGTGTCTTAGGTGTCCCATTATCAGATATGGTCTACATTATGACCATTATCTACATCTTGGTGCAGATTGTCTGTACGATATATAAGACACTCAAGACAACTACTAATAAATAACAAAAGACCTCTCATATATTGGGAGGTCTAATTCTTTTTATAAAAGGAGGTATTAATACTATTATGAAATTATCTGAACACTTTGATTCAAGTGAGTTTGCTTGTAAGTGTGGTTGTGGTGGTCTGAATAATGGTTTAGATATTAACCACAAACTTGTAGAAGTCTTAGAGAAAATGAGAGTTTTAGCTGGAAAGCCTTTAGTACTCTCTTGTGCCTATAGATGTCCTAAACATAATGCTGAGGTAGGTGGTGTCTCTAATTCTCAACATATTTATGGCACTGCTGCTGATGTACAAGTACCTGATGGTATTTCTGTAAATAATTTATATAATATTGCAGAACAAGCTGGTGCTGATGGTATCGGTAGATACGAATGGGGTGTACACGTTGATGTCAGGGGGTACGCAGCTAGATGGTAAAAGTAAATGAAGAGCTTATTGATGATATTGCTCAATTAGAAGTAAAGGCTCTCATTGAGGCTCTTAAAGACCCTGAACTTAGAAAAGACCCCTCTATTTTAGCAAGGGTACGTAGTTTTCTGAAAGATAATAAAATGATGACTACTCCTGAGACCCCTTGTATACAAGAGATTAAGAGAGCTACTATGACAATCCCTGATTTTGATAAAGAAAAGGATAGTGTTATATTTCAATGATATTTTGGGATAATGAACAAATTGATAGAGCTAGGGATGACTTTAGAGCCTTTTTGTTTATCGTATGGAAAGAAATAGGTCTCCCAAATCCTACACCTATTCAGGTGGATATGGCACACACTCTCCAAAACCCTCCGAATGACCGCTTTATAATTGAAGGCTTTCGTGGTGTAGCTAAATCCTTTATTACATGTGCTTTTTCTGTTTGGTTACTTTGGAGAGACCCACAGAAAAAGATATTGATTGTCTCAGCTTCTAAAGATAGGGCAGATGCCAACGCTATCTTTATCAAACGTATTATCTTTACTCTTAGCTTCTTGCAACACTTGAAGCCTAATAGAGACCAGCGTGATACTCAAAATATCTTTGATGTTGCTCCTGCTGTACCTGATATTTCTCCGAGTGTTAAGTCTGTAGGTATCACAGGTCAAATTACAGGTTCTCGTGCTGATGTGCTTATTGCTGATGACGTTGAAGTACCAAACAATAGTGGTACTCAGGTACAACGTGATAAACTGTCTGAAGCTGTAAGAGAATTTGATGCTATCATAAAACCTGGGGGTCGTATTATTTATCTAGGCACTCCTCAAAATGAGATGTCTTTGTATAATGAATTACAAAACAGAGGTTATGATTGTATCATTTATCCTGTTCTGTACCCTGAGAACGATATTGCTAGAAACTTCTATGGTAATAGACTAGCTAAGATTATTGCTGATAAATACGATAAGAACCCTTTAGCGTATGCTGGTTATCCTACTGACCCTTTACGTTTCAATGAGGAAGAAATTGAGAAGCGTAGGCTTTCCTATGGTAAGGCTGGCTTTGCTCTTCAATTCATGCTCAATACTAATCTCTCTGATGCTGAGAAGTACCCATTGAAAGTAGCAGACCTTATTGTTACACCTTTGGATATTAAGGAAAGCTCTTTGACTTGGGCTTGGGCTAGTGGTAATCAGCAAAGACACACTGAGTTACCTTGTGTGGCTCTTAAAGGTGATTATTATTATGCACCTCTGAGTAGGTCTGAACAGACCCAAAAGTATCAACACATTATGATGTTTATAGACCCATCAGGTCGTGGTAGATTGTCCTTGCCTCGACGTTAAAAACAACTCCTTAACTGCTGGAAACTCTTTAGAAACTAAAGACAATCAGCAACCAAGCCTCATAATGAGGAAGGCTCAACGACTATCAGTACACCGCAAAAGTTCGGTGGAAACAGGAGTATAAAGAAGATATAGTCTGACCACTATGGTGACATAGTGAGGTGTCCTAACGAAACACCGCAACACTTAAAAAGAAAGAAGGTATGTTTGACAATGTATAGAGAAAAAACAAGATTATATAAGGTTTATCATATCCACGAAAAAGGAAATACAAATATAAATGAAGGCTACGTTGGTATTACTAGGCGTAGTCTTTCTTATCGTTTAGGACAGCATTTTTGTAGTAAAAGACCTGTTGGAGCTATCTTACGTGCCAAAGGTAAAGAAAATATAGAGATAGACCAGCTTGCAATGCTCCCTAAAGAAGCAGCTTTAGAGATGGAATATCAGCTTAGACCTGATGTAAACTTAGGGTGGAATGTTAGAGCTGGTGGTGATAGAGCTACAGTTGTATGCCCTGTGTGTGGAAAGCCTTTGCCAAAAAGAAAAAGAGGTACTATATGTGCTGATTGTAAACCGACAAAGTTTGCTAAAGGTAATATGCCTTATAATTATGGCACAGGAGAAAAGTATAAACTAACTTCTCCTGATGGAACTGTATATAATCCTTTTTCTTTTACTATTTTTTGTCGTGAACATGGATTAAATTCTCAGAATTTAAGACAAGTAGCTAAAGGTAATCGAAAGCACTCTAAAGGTTGGAAAGCAGAACGTATAGGCTAGTGAAGGACGAAACAGCTTATGCTATTGTAGCCTTTTTGAATGGCTATTTATTCTTGCTGGATGCTGATGGTTTTAAAGAAGGCTACTCTGAGAATGTCTTAAAGACACTTGCTATGAGAGCAAAGGCTTTCAATGTTAATGTAGTAGTTGTAGAACCTAACTTTGGTAGTGGTATGTTTGCCCAACTTCTAAGACCTTTTATGAATGAAATTTATAAAGGCTGTGCTATTGAAGATGGTAAATCAGCTGTTATGCAAAAAGAGGCTCGTATTATTGATACTTTAGAGCCTGTTATGATGCGTCATAAACTCATTGTTAATCAGGCTGTTATCGAAAGAGACTATAAGGTTTATGAAAAAGACCCTCAATATAGTCTTATTTATCAGATGACAAGGCTCTCTAGGGATAAAGGTGCATTAGCACATGATGACCGCTTGGATGCTCTTGAAGGTGCTGTTGCTTACTACTTGGATATGGTGAGCATGAGTGAGCAGCAGGGACTTGATGAGCTGCTGGATGAACAACTAGAGAAGTGGTTAGACCCTGACTATGGTATATTCTATAAGGATGAAAATAGCATACAGGATAAAGTATTAATCCCTAAGAATAAGACTGTATCAATGGAAGAATATAGTGTTATTAGGAATTATTACGCTTTGAGATAATCCTTACTGACACACTTAAAGATACAATCTCCTTACTGACACACTTATTGGAGAAAGGGCGTAAAAGGTTATATAATGATTACTTATGTTCCATCTTGTTAAAGTTAAGATGATAGACATAAGAAATATTATGAAATTCTTTTGTTCCTATTCTTTTTAATTATAATTAATTATAAATTATTATTTACAGTATTCTTATGGTTAGACCTTTTAGTTATTCTTATTCTATAAACTAAAAGACTAACCATATTTATTTTTCTTATAGATTATTCTTAAATGAAAGGTAGAAGGTAATTCTGTTATGACTATTCTAAAAACAAAACTAAAAGACTTCTACACCTCTTATAGAGTCTACCTAGACCTTACCTTCACCTTAGTTACAGTATGTTTCTTCTATGCCATCCACAAAGGCTACCTAAAAGAAGCCATTGAAATACTGAAGGTAGCACAAGGTCTCATAGAACTCCTAATAGGTGCAGCATGATGAACAACGTAAAACATTTACTACTCGGTGTACTCATAGGTATAGCCTTATGCGTAACCATAGACTTGGTCAGACGTGACCATAAGACACCTGTGTACCCACAAAAGACACCCATAGTGACCTCATCTACTACCTTGGATGTCTCTCCCAAACAAGAGCCTTCTGCTCCTGACCTTGTTGTTGACCACTCTTATGTAGCTGTTGTTAATGGTGAGAAGCTAGAAGTGCCTCTAAAGACCACAGATAAGACCACCTCTAAGGTCACTACTGTTGTCGATATGACTCCTATTGTTTCCAAGCTGACTCCTAAGTGGGAAGCTGGTATAGGTGTCTCTTATTATAATAAAAAAATATTGCCTACCATATCGGTACAGAGAAACTACCAACATGATAAGGCAATAGAGATGTCTTTGTACCTTAAAGATAACCAAGTAAAAGGTGGGTCTTTAATGCACAAATGGCTATTTTAAATTTAGAAGGTGTAATAAAATAATGAAGATAGATAATAATGTTGTGTCTCCTCCTCCTTCTTTCTATACACCAAAGGAAGTAGCTGCTATTCTTAGATTTAAGAAAGTAGACCAAGTGTATGCCCTGTGTCACAGCAGGGTCATACCTTCCTTTCAATTAGGTAGGAACTGGTTGATACCAAAAGAAGAATTTCATGATTGGCTAAAAAGACAGATAGAACCCTCCTTGTCACTTTAGTACCCCTTCTTTTGTGACAAAGATTGTGACAAGGTTTTTGGAAGCCTTATGTAGCAAGAGTTTTGAGATTTAACAACAAAAATAGCACTTTTTTTATAAAATTTTTGTACCCGAAAAACGGCATATTTAATATACTTTATTTGCCAACTTATCCGTGCGTATCACGAAAAAAAGCAAAAAAACTTCAAAAAAAGGTGTTGACATAATGGGGTAAGGATGGTATTATATACAAGTCGACGCGATACGGCAACAAAACAAAAGCCCAAATCGCTAGACAGTGAACCTTG